TAAGGGTAGAGCCATCTGTTTACCTCAAAGTTTTGTAGATCATAACATCTACATCGTAAAAGTTCAATTGAACTAATCTATCAGTTCAAAGTGCGGTCCATCAATGAAGGGCCTGCGTCCTTGGCTCCTTCTTAAATCTATGTAGGCGTTCATTGCCTCTTCCATTGTGCCTTCCCATTTGCGGATATCCATTGGGTATGGCATGTCAGGTGTGCCCCAAGCAGCGCCCCAGCAAATAGGAACTCCAAGCTGTGTTGCCGACTCTTTGATAGCGTCAGCGAGATCATCATAGACAGATAGTTCCCATGATGCCCTGCCATTTATAAAGGCCATGATATCGAAGGCTTTACCCTCAAGGTGCTTGGACTTCATGGTTTGACTGGCACCCTTGTCAACAAGTTCTTTCTGCTGTTCAAGAGTTCTCATGCCCTGCACCACACCAAAGTCTGTCTTGGTCATGGTTATCGCCATCTTGACTACGGCTTGTAGCCGATCATCAATTCCCTCAAGCCTATCAAGGCTACGTCTGCTAAGTTTAAAACTCATATCATTTCCTCTTAAAAAAGGCTTGCGCCCCGCGCACACCAAAACTGGCTGAAATTGCAATTCCAAGGCTATAAAAATACCAGTCGGGAGCTTTAGAAAGCTGCTCAAACCCACGGTCAACCCAACCCTCAGCGCCCGGAATGAACGCCAAAATCAAAGGTATCGACAAGACAATAACGAACCATTCGTCCTTCCAGCTAGACTTAGCACCCTCTGCCATGATGCGTTCCCAGTCGGCAACGCTTGTCTTTTCAGACAATAAAATCTGGGCTTTAGCTTTCGCCTCAGTAAGTTTTAGCTCAGCATCGGCAGCGTTCTTATCAGCCTTACCCTGCAGCCATGATCCAGCAAGGTTAGCTATTGGCCCTAGTGCAGCGGTGAAGATACTCATACGCCCTGACCCTGTACCATTGCACGACCGCGCTCATACTCGTCGTTCATCATCTGCCTACCACCTAACCTATAGTAGTTCTCAGCAGCATAACGCATCGCAGGGCTAATGTTAGACCTGTCTGCTAACCCCATAATACCTCTTAACTGTGGTGGCATCTGAGGCATTGGCAGCATTGGCATCTGTGGAGGTGGTGGTGCTGGTGGGGTGGGTTGTGTGCCCTCCACTGGCGGCAAGATGCCACCACCCTGCTCTTGCTGCATACGCATACGGTTACGCAAGAACGCATTGTTTGGGTTAAAGGTTGTTGACTCTGGGTCAGAAGCTCCAGCGGGCGCAGTTGCAACTGGGGCTGGGGCTGGAGAGCTATCCTTTGAGCTATTTCTGTCCATAAACGCCAGCAAGTCTTTGCTTTGTTGGTAGTCTGTTATATCTTCACCAGCCTCGTTTACATTATACGGCAAACCCAAAAAGTTCTTTCCGTAATAAGTTCCATCAGGGCGTTGATATATAGTCTGCTCTGTATATGGATTGGTGTAGGGTAAATCTACATTGCTAGTGTCATAAGCCACCTGACCCAAAGTGCTAATGGGGCTTATGAAGGGTTCTATTAACCCAATTCTCTGGTCTTGCTCCCTCAATGCAGCAACAGAATTAGCGTATGGAGTTGTTGGCGAATTAGAAAAATCTGGTTCTCCTTCCAGCTTTTCAATCGCCGCTCTCTCCGCTGGGGTCATATTAAGCATAAAGGTTGGAGTGCTACCTGCGGCTGGCTTATAAGTATTTCCTGAAGCTATGTTTGGCTGAAAATCAGAAGCTATATTATTGTTGCTATCTTGCCCACCACCCTGATCAGCCGCACTTTCATTGGATTGTGTCTCTGCATAAGTCGGTCTACGCGGTGGTCTTTTTGATGTCTTGGGGGCTAGACTGCTGCCGCTCCCACCACCGCCAAATGTCATTCCGCTAATATTACCACTTGGTATAGTATAAGCTGTCATTACTTAGACCCCGCTTCTTTGCTCATCCAGATGCCAAAGCAACCTGTGAGTGCGCCCATGCAGACAGATACCAGACCTGCCGACTGTGTGGTGTGTGCCTCTGGTGGCAAACTCATAAACCAATGCACGGCCTGATAGGTCAGCACCGTTACAACAAACATCATCAGGCGGGGAAACACCTTCCAGTCATCTATGATATTCTTAGCCATGTCAGTCTCCTACGTTGATACCGCTGCCCGTGTATCAACACGCAGCCAATTAGATCCATCACCAAACGCAACAACAGGGCTACCTGCTGCCCCATCAGAAACGTATATTAATGTGCCAGTCTCAACGGTTGGTAATGTTGATACTGTATATGTGGGCAGTGGCATACCTACAGTATTTTTTGCTGCCGTAGCAGACTTTAGCCTAAGTACCGTATTGCTTTCGTATACAGTGCCAACCTCGTCTATCGCCTGTGCAGATGCTGGGATCTCAATGAGTATAGGCTTTGCTATAGCAGGGTTTGTAATCTGAGTTGCAAACACAGAGAACGCACGAACCACCTCTGCCATATACTGTTGTGTATACTGGGGCGGTGGTACAGGAAAGAATGGTACTGGAGCTATGGACATTATCTTCTCCCGTCAGATCTTATATCAACGCGGGGGATACCCAGACGCCACAATACATCCGCATCTGTTGACTGGATCTTAAATGTAAAGCTACGGCCTCGCAGTCTGGTCTGATATTGGCTCGTATACTGATCAACAGGCACATTAGATGTCTTTGTAATAGTATCAGTATTGGTTGTTTGGACTACCTGACCGGGCGCGTTCTTTGCACTCAAGATAAAATCTACCGTGGTATTATCTACATTTGTCTCTCTGAAGTTCAGATCAGGGATTACTCTGGTGACAAAAGAGAATTGGTTTCCGTCAGAAACTCCAAGATCACCCGACTCAATAAAGGATGTCATGGCAGCACCGTCTGCTTTTGCACCCACCTCATGGTTAAACAAATAGTTGTCTGTACCTGTCCCCACAGGCAGTGAAGATATCCCACGATCAAGCCATGCTGTGCGATCTAAGGTGCCTATATACCAGATGCCTTCTTGGTAGTTATAAACTACATACTTGTCATTCTCATTGGAACTTGCAGACGGGTAAAACCACCACACCTCAGAGAACGATATGTTTGATCCCGCAACAACCTTATCAGACTGTGCAGAGTTGAAGTCATCAAACACATGGTCACGAACCGTGCAAGGCAGACGTTGCACCGCACCGTTGTAAGCATAAAACTCTGCTGCGCCCATCCAGTATACAGCGTCATCCACGGCAACTGCCGCTTTTGGGGCAGCAATACTTATGTTGCTAGAGATAAGGTTAATACCAAAGGTAAACGGTGGCCCGATAAACTGCATTGCGTAGATAGCAACGTCAGTAAATACTAGGATTTGCTGCCTTGTTTCTACTGCTTGTACAATCTTTGAGCCAGAATCAATCCGCAGATCACCCGCTGTATTTGTAGTAGTGGGATACCAATCAATAGGGTTTTCTTGGCTTGAGAACCTTATCAGCATTGGGTCTTGAGTCTCATCACCTTTTGGAGCAGACGAACTTCCCCCCAAACCATCCGCGCCAAAAGCGATTACATGCCTGTCACGATCTGACAAAAGTATTTGCGCGGCCTTTTGAGGCACAGATGTTGGCGTTCCCGTCAACGTAGAAAGTTCTATGCCCCTTGTGGTCACACCGTTTGTTTTATCCCAATAGAACACCTGACCATTGCGCTCGTTAAAGATAAGGTCTTCACCAAAGTTATCGTGGGACCAAATACGCAAGTTTGTTTCCGCAGTCTGCGTACCCGTGGCAGGAGCTTCGCCCCAGCCGTTAAAGTTATTTGCGCTGTCAGTATTACCAAGGGTGAGGAATATATTTGCGCCATTAGAATGTGTAGCAGGACTGGTTCCGTTGGCACCGCGAGCAACAGTCAACGTATCCGTGGCGACAGAGGATACCGTCATAAGTTCGCTGCCCACCAAAACAACGTCATTTGTTGCAAAGTTTGAGCCTTGTCCTGTGGCTACATCTACCCCTGTCTCAGAAGCGTCCAGATCCTCTGCTATAGTAGTTTGGAAGGCACTATTGTTCGTACCACCCCAAAGTCCAGCGCCCCAACCAGCGCCCTCAACGGAAGAGTTTAGGCCTGTGCCTATTTGATAAGTGCCCACAACACTGCCGCCGCCATTACCCGTGTCGCTACTGTTAGCGTTTACAGCCGTAGCATTCAGCCCACCTGTAACTGTAATACTAGGAATGGTGCTAACAGTACGGGCAGATATCTTGTACTTGTTACCGTTTACAACCTCTGTGACTTGATACTCTTGGTTCAGTATAGCGGCTGTTATGTTGCCGCCTAAAGATGCCGCCCCAGAAAAAGTTACAAAGTCATTAACAACACAGCCGTGATTCACATCTGTAACCGTGATAACTGGCGACCCGTTTGTGGCAGCGAAAGTAACATCTCCCGCAGATGTGGTTAATCTGATGGGCGTAATGTCGTTATATGCAGTTCCTTGCTTGATGTAATACTTTTGCTCTGTACCTACACCTAGAAATTTTTCACCATTAAGAGCGACCCACTCATGCAAGCCACGGCACAGCCCAAGAAAAGCGTTACCTGAGTTCTTTTCCCACCCGTTAAGCTTCTCTGGATATCCAAACCTAAAACGTACCTTATCACAATCAACCCAACCGTTCTCCTCAGAGTACGGGGTAATCTCTTTGTTTATTCCAGCTTTAAATCTTAGGTCTGTATAAGCCATTAGCTAATTGTTCCATTGGCGTTTACGTCACCCGTAACAGTCAAGTTGCCGCTAGAATCTATTCTCATTTTATTAACACCGTTATAGGCAAAAGTAAGATTGGTTCCGCTTGCGGTAGCTGTCCAATTCTGAGTCCCCCCAGAAACCGTAAAACCCGGAATAGTAACTGTGCCCGTAAAAGTGGGAGACGCAATTGGAGATTTTGCGTTTAACTGCGTTTGGATAGCAGACGTTACACCATCAACGTAATTTAGTTCTGCCGTTGTAGCAGTAACACCGTCCATTATGTTAAGCTCTGCCGTTGTGGCAGTAAGCCCATCTAAAATATCAAGTTCAGTTGTCGTTACGCCTGATACTGTAATATCTCCACCAGAGTCAGATATTAAGGCACGGCTTGCTGTTAGATCTGACATGCGAACCACGGCCTTGCCACCCATACCAGAATGGTTGGAGCAATAGTAGTACAACACCGCAGGGGCATCTTGCTCTAGTTTTACTTGCGTGTAAGCACCCGCACTTCCCGGCGTTCCCGCAGTTGTAACCCCCGTGGTAAATGGGGCAGAGGGCGAGTTGTTATCATTGGTTGAAAACCGCAACGGATGTCCACTATTAGAACTATCAGACTGATCAAACCTGTATGTAACAGAAGGCTTTATCTCCACCGTCTGTTGTAAAGATCCATCTATATAATATCTATTGCCAGCACCGGGATTTGCTACCGTAACCGCTACAGTTCCAAGGGGCATTTTACCATCTATTTGGGTTTGAATTGCAGACGTAACTCCGTCCACATAATTTAGCTCCGCAGCCGTGGCTGTAATGGATGTGCCCGCGATCTGTAGCGTTGTGGCGTTTACCTCGCCAGATGAACCGTAGATCACAGCCTTACTGTTAGCGATAGTGCCCGCCGCTGAACCGTCCAGTAAATTTAATTCTACGCCAGATGTTGTGACGCTAGTAGCACCAACATTGAATGGACTAGATAGATCTGTCACATTCTGCACCGCAGCGGTAAAGTCGGTTACTGCCGCGCCAGACCCAGCGCCATCCGCAAGAACAATAGATCCTTTACCAACCTCAATTGTTACGTTTGCGCCAGATCCTTGAGTAATAATCAAGGCAGCATTTGTAGAGTTTAAGATCATATACACTCTGGCTTTATCATTCTGTGACAAAGTTACAGTACATGTGCCGCCCGGTGATCCCGTAAACTTTATGGCCTTATAGTGCCCGTCTTCCGCAGAAGAAGGCTGTGAAGAAAGGGTCAGGGTATATGTCGTTGAACTAAGAGCGATAGACTCAAAGCCGTTAGCTGCACGATCAAGGATTTGCAGGTTGACGTTTGTACTAGAACCCCATGTACCAGCCTCGTCGCCTGTAGTTATTAGTTTAACGCCGTTTGCGTCTGTATATGTAGCCATCTGAGCGCCTATCTAAAAAGTTCAATTGCACTTAATATACTTTTTATTCCAGTTTTAAGCAACAAGGGTCCATTGTGGGTCTTGTGCAGGTGTTACTCTTATCCAATTTGGATCTTGGTCAGGCAGTATAAGACCGTAAACAGCAGCGCCCCCAATGAATACGGTAATTGAAACGCCCTCTACAGCTTCTCCTAAAATAAATGTAACGTCTTGACCAGACGTACTAAACTGCCCAACGTCCAGTATTTCCGTAAAGCTAACATTTAAATCAAATCCTGTTAAGGCAAAGGAGCCTGCATCTAAGGATAATTTAAACGCAAAGCCCAGATCAACATCTTGCCCAGTAAGAGCAAAGCTTCCTGCATCTGCGACAAGAATCCTTCTTACCTCAACGTCTACTGCCTGCCCCGTCAATGCAATGGAGCCTTGATCTAACGCAACGCTGCCCTCGAACCTTGTGGTAAGATCTTGCCCTGTTACTGCAAAGCTACCCGCCTCAAGATTGGCAGTCTTCTTAAAGTTTATTGCCTGACCCGTAAGCGCAAATGAACCGTGGTCAATAACCTCTGTTATCTTGCGGTTGGCTGTAAATCCTGTCAGCGCAAAGCTTCCCGCTTCTGCGTTCATAGATTTCTGGAAGTTTAAGTTTTGTCCGTTTGCAGCGAAGCTTCCATGCGCCAACTCTTCACGCATTGCAATCGGTGTACCTACTGCTTGCCCAGTAACCGCAAATGACCCCCTGTCGGGCTGTTCCCGCAAGGCAATTACAGTTCCCGTATCTTGACCCGTCAGTGCAAAGGAACCAAAGCCCAGAACTCTGGATACCTTGGTATCCACATTTTGCATGGTGAGTGCAAACGATCCTTGGTCCAGTATGGCACTTACTTGCACACCAAAGTCTAAGGTCTGTCCTGTAACCGCAAAGCTGCCATGATCGGCGGTCAACCGCAAAGCCTTTTGAAAGTTAGAGGTTTGCCCCGTTAAATTAAAACCACCTGTCTCAAATATTTCGCCAACAAGACCAAACGCGGTTTGGCCTGTAAGGGCAAAGCTACCGTGATCTAATATAGCACTGACATCCAGTACAGGAGAGAAGGCTTGACCTGTTACAGCAAAGCTACCGGCCTCTGCGGGCAAACCTTTTCCAGCAATCATACTGTTTTCTTGACCTGATACAGCAAAAGAACCTGTCGCAAGACTAGCGGAAACATTTAAAGGTGCAGCCTGACCCGTGACTGCAAAGCTACCCGCTCCAAAGTCCTCGTTCATAGCTATGTTAGGGGTGAGTGTCTGACCAGAAACAGCAAACGTGCCCGTGCCAAAACCATCGCTCAGAGCTATTGTAGTTCCAGCCGCCTGACCCGTAGCAGCAAAAGAACCATGATCTAGGCTAACAATAATAATCTCATGTCCAGAAGACGCGAGTGCAGAACCTGCTATGGGGCTGTAACCTAACATAGCAAGAAACTAACATTGTTTTTAGTTTGAGTCACCCTCATATCGACAGGTCCACATGGTCAAGCTATACTTCTTTCCCCCACGCAAAGGCAGAACCTTATGCCCATGTGTTACCATAGACGGAAACAAAATGCACTGCCCAACTTTTACATCCTTGTTTGTAAACTCTTGTCTAGGAAAAACAAGCTCCGCACCAGCGTAATTATCATTGAGCTTTACGCTGCCTGTGAACAAAGATGCGTCTGTATGCAGACCTAGTTCTGTCTGCGTGTCTATAGAATATCGCATGGTAAACGCATCACGCAATCCAAGGTACGCTTCTGGGTGCCAATGCTTCTCGCATATCTTACTAAGCTTATCTGCCCATTGCTCTGATATCTCGTCCCACAAACCTAATTCTTTTAACCGTATTTCTTGCGCTGGAAACTTATCGCCATCAAGCTCACCCCACCGACCAAGGCTCTCTGACGCTTCAATGTATTGTTGACACTGGACCTCTGACATAAAATCCGTCACCAGTATTTCTGATGCAACCTCTTCGTACTCAAGACCCTTATGATATGCAGGAGATAATATCTCTGCCTCTTCGATATACCCAAATTTATCAGCAAGGTTTTTAAACCTCATCTTTGCGTCATCCCCACCATTCCCATGATAGATACACGGGCAACACATGCTGTTTGCTAGTTGACCGTTGATAACCTCAATGTCGTCATCGCATTGAAAGATGTAACCCTCATAATCTAATTTAACGCTAGGCACTTCCTTATTAAGAAACCGTGAATGTGCCCAAAGTTGATCATCCGATTCGTGCGCAACAGACTCGTTGAAAAAGTTTTTAAGAGCGCCAACTCTTCCCATATACAAGCCACTATTTAAATATCTATAAGGAGTGACTGATGGTGGGAAATTGTTAGATATATCAGGTACGGGCCAACATTCCTTCTCTGCCGCAAAAAGTATATCGCAATCAAAACCTTTAAACCTATCTAATATAACATCTTGGGTTTCATTAATTAGACAATCATAGCCATCCATAAACAGCACTACATCCCCATCGTGCAGAGATTCAAGATGGTTGCGTACAAGATTAATCTTTTGCCCCCCGCCTTGGGCTTCCATCGTGCCCCCCATCCATTTTACATTACGTCCCAGATTTAAGTACGTTATTCCGTGCGCTTTTGCAGATTGCTCTAAAGCCCACATTTTACTTGGATCTGTTCCAACTGTCAGTACATGTACCTGCATAGATTCCCCCTCAATCGTGCTTGGCCTAACTTCTCTAGGTATCTGCTTTACCACCTCTGGTGTAAAGAAAAAGTTCGATTGAACTTTTAGCTTGGCAGGAACCCACTCATCTACAGGGATGATAGCATCCTTGTATCCTTCTATCAATCTCTTGGCGGTTTCTGGTCTAATAGCGTAAGCATGACAATTATACCAATAACCAAGAGTATTAAGACGGTATCCCAACCAAACGCTGTCATGCTCCTTCAATAGGGTGTCTATCGCACTGGGGTCAATGCTATCGTAAACTGCATCTTCTTCAAGGATTATTCCATTGCGATTAGATGCCGCTATCTTTTCCCAAACCCTAAGATGACTTACTGCACAACCAAACTCCGTAACTAGCAAATGCCTGTTAAGTATTGGGTCACGCCACTGTGTATCTCGAACACAGCCCGTCTCTTTCTCTACAGTACTCCAGTCTTTTCCCCGCGCATCATAAGCAGACCCATGCAAAGAAATTTGATATACTAGCGCCACCTTGGACCTTCAAACCAAGAAACAAGACTTTTTCTTGTACCTTTAGTCACAGGTTCAACTCTATGTTTAAGGTAGCTTGGAAAAACTAATACGGTTCCTTTTGCGCGAGAATTTAAATCTGGAGAAGGGCATTCCCCAAACATAAAATTACCCCCTAGATATTCTGACGGGTCAGATAGCTGAACAGTTACACTTAACTTTCTATCTCTAGGGGTATCGCCATCCCAGTTTACATCTATATGCCAATCGTAGTGACCACCCTTTGCAGCATGATACTCTGTATATTGAATGTCACAAATTTTTTCTACATCACAATAAAAGGCATTTTCGTTTGCTGTTTTGACATATTTCCACAATATGTCTTTAACATCGTTGTTACCAGAAATCCACGCAACCTGACTGGATCTTACAGTTTCATCAGAATTACAAAAAGTTGTGGCTGGAGTAGTTTGGATATTATTAACTGCCCCTAAAACCACATTCAACTCATCTCCAGATAAGCCTCCCGACCACATCTGCCAATTTTGCCTAACCATGAATTTATACCCCCATTAATTTATTTATTCTGGTTTAGTCGGCCAAACTACATTGTCTGGAAAACCTTTTTGCTGCGGAACATCCAGTAAATCTTGCCTGTACTGTGTCCATTTCGCTTGTTTTTCTGGCGTAAGGCTATTCCATTTTAAAACGTGGGTTTGCAACGGATCTACAAAATACTCTAAAGAAGCGTCCCTAGAGCGCCTTACATCTTCTGCGGTCAAAGGGGGATCAGAAAAGTTTCCATCCGCATCCACTAATTGACCTATTTTTGCGGAATCACTCTGCACCCAATTGCTGTCAAGGGCGCTTTCAGAAATTACAATATTTGCAACTTTTCCATTTTCAATCACTGCATATTTCATAACAATCTCCTATATTGTAATCACAGAGCAAAATCCCTGCGACCCCGCATAACCATTTGTCAGAAGGTATCCCCAACCGCCCCCTGCTCCATATCCCGTTCCTGCGTTCCCTGCGCTCCCCGGAACAGCAGAGAGGCCACTACGCCCATAAACACGTTGCCTGTAGTAATCACTCGTGCCACTTTGTGTACCTCGACCCAATCCAGTTAAAGGAGTGTTAGAACTCTGAGCCCCGACTATCTTTGAGGTTCCAAGCACAAGTTCTGTTACTTGAGTATCACTATAACCCGATGTGTAACTGCCGTAAGAATTAGCTGGAAAAGAAGTCCTTGAGTTCAAAGTGGGATCATGGAAGCTGCCATCATAACTCTGACCACCCTTACCCCCTGCTGAGAAAACGTAGTCTCCAAAAAGAGTTTCACCACCCGTGGCTCCTGCGGAGGTCTGACTACCCGCTGAACCCCCCGCCCCTACAGTGACAGAAACAGAAGACGGTAACGCAGATAGCAGAATCCATTTAATAGATAGAACACCACCTGTTCCACCTGTTGCACCCGCATTGGCATTAGCCGCTCCACCACCTCCTCCTCCGCCGATGCATGTGACTATTGCAACAGTTCCAACAGAAGGCTTTGTCCAAGTGCCTGACGAGGTAAACGTATCTACGTCAACCAAAGTAACACCCGCGTTTCTTATCGACGTTGCAGATGTTGAATCTAAAGACGCAATGGCCTCTAATCCTAAACTATTATTTATAACGGCGGTTCCGCCGACTTTTATAGCCATCGTCGTGTCCTTTCACTATTAGCTATTAAAATACTAGAACAGAAACAAATCCTTGCGCTCCAGCATAACCGCTTGACAGGAGATAACCCCAACCTCCTCCCGCTCCATACCCTGTTCCTGCGTTCCCTGCACTCCCCGGAACAGCGGAAAGGCCAGTACGTCCATAAGGACGTTGATAGTAATATTCGCCAGTGCCACTTTGTGTACCTCGACCGGGTGCATCCAACACGGTATAAGAGTCCGCCCTTCCTTGTATATATGATTGTCCGATTACATAACGTGTTCTTTGAAGATCCCCATTTCCCGCAGTATAGCTACCATAAGAATTAGCTGGGAAGGAAGTCCTTGTAGAATAACCGGGATAATGCCAGCTACCATTGTAACTTGTACCTCCTCTGCCGCCCGCAGAGAAAACATAATCTCCAAAAAGAGTTTCGCCGCCAAGTCCTCCAGCACTTGATTGAGTCCCCGCCGATCCCCCTGCTCCTACAGTGACAGAAACAGAAGATGGCAAAGCGGACAAAAGAATCCATTTAGTAGTGCAAATACCCCCTTGACCACCTTCACCACCAGCGTTTGCGTTTGCGGCTCCCCCACCGCCTCCACCACCAATACAAGTGATCATTGCAATACTACCGCTGCCCGGCTTGCTCCATGTACTTGAAGAAGTGTAAGTATTTATTGTGCCCGCAGAACCAGAAGGCCCAGTTGGACCCGTAGGACCAGTGCTACCAGTTGGACCTTGTGAACCAGTTGGACCCGTAGGACCAGTATTACCTGTATTACCTGTATTACCTGTTTGACCCTTCTGCCCTTTTTGACCTGTAGGGCCTGTGCCACCAGTCGGACCCTGCGAACCAGTTGGACCTGTCGGTCCTGTTGATCCTGTCGGCCCTGTACTACCAGTTTGACCCTTTTGGCCTTTCTGGCCTTTCTGACCCGTGGGGCCTGTCGGCCCCGTAGGACCGTTTGGACCCGTGGAGCCTGTCGGTCCAGTTGGACCCGTGCCGCCAGTATTACCTACTTCACCCTTCTGGCCCTTTTGCCCCGTTGGGCCTGTGGGGCCTGTGGGGCCTGTTCCACCCGTATTGCCAACCTCACCCTTCTGGCCCTTTTGACCAGTCGGACCCGTAGGCCCTGTGCCGCCTGTAGGCCCTGTGCCACCTGTCGCGCCTACCTCACCCTTTTGGCCCTTTTGACCTTGGGGTCCATTGGGACCAGTTGGTCCGTTTGGCCCTGTAGGGCCAGTTGCACCTGTCGGGCCAGTAGGCCCAGTCGGTCCCTGCAACGCTGCATTAGCAATCGTCTGCTTTTCCCAAGCGGAAGCACTTACATCGTAAACAGGAATAAGATCAGAGGAACCCGCATCTGTGCCCGTAGCGAAACCTGTAAGAGAAGATCCTACATTTGAGCTGTCTGTTACGTCAGCATTGGTTTCTACGGTATCTAACTTTGTACCATCAGTTGCGATATCGCGTCCATCAACCGTGCCCGTAACTGCCAAGTTACCCGTAACCGTGGCCCCAGAAGATGTTGCTGCAACCTTGGTAGACCCTGCGTTCTGCAAGATATTTAAGTCACTGGCTACCGCGCTAATAAAGACAACAGCATTCCCCGCGAGGCTGATGGCATTATCTGAGTTTGAACTCTCTTGCACAGTTCTTGTAAGGGTTGTGCCAGAGGCGGTATATGTACCAGTCCCTATTTCAAAGTTAGAAAGTTCTTCAATGACGTACTGTACTACGTCACCGTTACTAACCCCAGCATCCGCGAAACTCTGAAACCCCGTAGACGCACTGCCAAGTGTGATTGTGCCAGTACCCGTGGTACTGGTTGTCATCTTGGCTCTGTTAAAGAGCTTCGCCATGATACTGCCTTATGTTAGTTGGATGACACCGTTGCTTGGGCTGAAGTCTAAGGTGAAGGTATCACCGTTGTTCAGCGTCAATGAGGTGCCATAGTCATAGTACCCAATGATTGGATCTGCTGGAGAAGAAACCGTATCATCAAAGATATAGATATAACGGAAGGGGCCAACCGTGCCAGAAGCAGTGAGCGTTAGATCTGCAACAACCAGCTTATATACACCACCAGACTGTGATGATGAGCTTGTAGTCAGGTTGCGAGAAGAACAATTGCTGTAGCTAATCTGTGTAAGATTGCCAACAATACCATTACCATCTGCGGTTGGATTGCTTGATTCACTTCCCGGCGCAGTATTTGTTAGGGCCACCGCAAGCTGGTCGCTTGCTAGATCCATATTGTGGACTGCGTTTACCACAAAATCGTTTACTTTGTTAAAGCTCGCCATTTAGATAACTCCTATCATGCTATGCGAATTATAGCAGATGTGGCATCCGCTACGGGGAATTGTATTTCAAAGGTACTATCACTAGCAACCCTGTCGCTTCCAAAGTCTAACACAGCAACTGCTTTATTGGAAGCACTCGCGTTATAGATCAGTGCCCCCCTTGCTGTAAAGCTTGCGTCAGTCCATGAAATATTATCAAAGTCCACAATAGCAGTTGTGCCAGAGGTCTTTGGAAATGTAGATGTCACTGTCAACGGCTTGCCCCCCGCAGTATATGCCGTTCCAGTTGTGTTAGTAATTTCGTTGGATGTACTATACACAGTAGTATCCGCACCCAAAGACGCAGTACTAGAATACAAAGCTATCCTGAATGTATGTGCATCAAAATCATGCTCTGCCTGTAAAAGCTGAAGCTTAAAAGACGTACATGTTGTTTGAATTATTGCCATACCTTATCTCCTACGCGGCAGGTCGCCTGTATGTATCAGTTCTCAACTTGGCACCCAAAGAAGCCATATTGATAAGGGCTGATGAATATCTTTCGTTATACAACTGAACCATATCGCCTTCGCCCTTCATAAACGTATACGCTTCTATAAGAGATCCGTAAAGCAATGTCGCTTCCGCATTGTCACCAAGCCATGATGTGCCAGAGGTAACGATGGAAGGTGGATCATAATAGTAATGCAACTCCAAGTCGTATGCTGCATCAGGCGTAGGGCCAAGCAAGAAGTTGCCATTACCTGTAGCGGTATCCCCATCAAATATTGCGTAATACTGTGGCAATCCCTGCACTGTGGTATCAGGGTAGGCTTCCCGCACAAAGTTTACCTCTTTGTCCAAAAGGTAAGTATACGTTGTACCATTGATAATAGCTAAGGAGAACGTGGCTAGAAAGTCATCAGGCCTCGCAACATACTTATTGCCAGCGTTTACATTGCCTGTGACATTCCTGCGTAGCTCTGGAATAGTGATATCCCTAAAGATCCGCTCTTCAGCCTGACGCACAAAGTTAGGGATATTGGTCACAAAGGTACTCTCTGTGTTCTCCGTATAGTCTTTGATCGCTTGCGTCAGTTCTGAATAGTTCATTTGAACTTATTCCTCTTGGTACAGGTTATCGAATATTTTGTTGACATCCATAGTATAGTCTAAATCGGATTTTGAATAGTGTATATGTTGAGATGGCTTGAAGTCTGGGGCACCAGCGCCAGTCTCGAACCACGCAGGGTGAGTAACCCTTACACGATTGTTGGGCAGTGCAACCACATTACCAGTCCATTCTCCAGCATCTAGAAGCTGCATAACATGACTTTGTTTATGCTGCGCTGGATCATCTGCTATCTCGCTCTCAGAGTAATCAACAGTAAACATATACTTTGCAGGATACATATTCCCATCTATCTTTGCCAACCAAGGGCACGGTGTTGCCCTGTCTAAGACGTACACAGCGTGATTGTAGGACGAACAGTCCCAAGGCTGGGCATCATGCACAGCCATAGCAGAAGGCCACTCAGTGAGCGGCTCATCGGCTACAAGAGCGGTTATAGGCATTCTCGCCCACATTGCGCCACCGTGTACATTCTCATCTCCTTCTTCATCTGCCTCACATCCCGTAAAGATAACTTGAAAGCTCAAGCATCTATTTGGCATTGTCGTTACCGCTATTGCCAACGCATGTAAGAACTCGCCGTGGTATTGTTCATGATTGTGAGTATACTCACGGCGAACCCAACACTTGAAGTGCGGTATGTTACTCTGCAAATACGCCAATTAATTCCCCCCCAAATTAAATCTATCCGTTTTTGCGGAACCTCTGCGGCTTAGCTGCACCACTACCTCTTGCCATTGTGCCGCCAGCCATTTTTTTAGTTACACCACCCTTGGCATAACCTTTTTTCTTCATAGCCCCGCCTTTTGCGTAGCCCTTTTTCTTCATAGCGCCACCCATCATCTTCTTGGCAACGCCACCCTTTTTCATTTTTCCCACACCATCAGCCGCAAATGCTGGGACACTCTTCCCATTTTTTTTGACCATAGGCATCTTTCCACCTGATTTCATTGCCACAGGTTTTTTCTTTTTCATTGCGCCGCCAGCCATCTTCTTAGTGACGCCGCCTTTCTTATAACCCTTCTTCTTCATCATCACTTTAACTCCTAAGTTATGTTGATAGTAACAGTACCAACTTCAGCCTGCATAAACTGAAGATCGTTCCAAACAGGATTAAACCCAAACAAACCCCGACTCTCCTCTAAAGATGTGTCTGGTCTTGGGTTCTTCAGAGACTGAGGGTCATTTATTTTAACTCTGCCCAAGAAGTTTTGTGGCTGATCTGGGTCAACAACATCACGCCCAACCAGAAATCCAGTCTTCACGCCATTGTTAAACTCAGGCACAAGATCTGCCAAAGGGTATCTAAACCCTGTCTTGTCGCAGTAACCAAAAGCATATTTGCCTCTAGCGTAACTCATCACGCACCCATCATAAATGTGTTGAATGGAACGAACTTAATTGATGCTGTCTCTTCATCCTCACCAGCAGCAAGCTGGAACTGAAACTCGTACTCTTGCTTTAGGTTAGCCGCCATCTGAGGGTTCTTTTTCATAGCAATGTAATATGCCATGCCTGCAACCAAGCAGGGCACGAATCTAGGCGGTACAGAAGATATCGCTGCCCCAACTCCAGATGACAAACCATCAATACCCTTCAACCTAAAATATGATATTGTATAGGCTGTAGTATTATCTGGGACAGGCCACAGGGTTACTTTTGTTTCTGTCGGGAGCCTTTGGACGTAGATCTGGGTCGGCCTACCTTGCGTGTTTTTGTTTGTTTGCTGCGCGTAGGTTGCGACACTGACTCTTTCGAGCGACGTGTCGATTTGGTTTGTGCCCGTTCCAGTACGAATTTGATGTTCGATGATGTCGATTGTGTCCGTAGGAAGGGTATACGTTGCCGTACCCGCTGTAACAGCGAGCGTACCCGCTTCAATAGTGAAGAGATTAAGGCCACGGTTCTGCCACTCCAATGTTAAAAGGTTCAGACTTCTTCGTGCGGTTTCAAGGTCGTATCCAGTACGCATCTCAAGGCCAGCCCTTTCAAAAGCTTCCTCAAAAATCTCTGGCATGTCTGGGGTTACTACAGCCATTATGTCACTACGCTCCTAAACCGTTTGGTTTTCTTTGCAATTTTTTTAGGCTGCTTGGCAACCTGCTTGCCCTTCTTGGTGGCCTCGCGTTTCTTCTTCGTAGTAGCGGCGTACTCCGCAGAGGTCAAAGACTTGATAGCCTTCTCAGGAAGATATCGCTCGCCTGTAGCCTTGCTCCCTTGCGTCGATGGCTTGCCAGACTTTGTTCGCCACTTCTGCTTT